CCTTGGTGTACTTGTCCGGGTTCGGGACGCCGTTGCGGGCAGGGTCGTTGGAGGGGAGCGAGGCGACGCCGTACTGGGTCTTCACGTAGAAGACCGCACGCCGGGCGCCGGCGGCGAGAGCCCGGGCGGCCTGCTTGCCGAAGTCCTCGTTCTTCTCGTCCCAGTTGCCCGAGTCCTTGTTCAGGATGACGATACCGAGCGTGCCGGCGGCCTTGAGAGCCTTCGCCCACTTCGAGGTGCCCTTGGCCTCGTCGTAGTAGTCGGGCCAGTAGTAGGTGACCGGCGAGGAGTAGCGCTCGCCCGAGCGGAACGGAGGTGCGACGGCCTCCGCGGCCGCTTCCGCGGCCTGCTTCACCTTGGCCAAGGCCTCGGCGGTCGCGTAGGCGGCCAGAGCGTCCGGCTGAACGGCGGTATCGGCCTTGGAGGCGGCTTCCGCGGCCTTGGCGTCCGTGGCGCTCAGGGCCTCCTTCGTGGCGTACTTCCCGTCAGCGTCGGCGGCGGTGACGTACCCCGACAGGTCGACCTTCCCGCCAGCCTGAGCCTGGGCAAGGTCTGCCTTGGTCGCATAGGTCGATGATGCCGCTGCGGACGTCAGGTACGAGGACAGGTCGGGAGCAGCGGGGATAGCGGAGCGGACACCCTCCACGTCAGCCTTGGTCGCGTAGGTAGCAGTAGCGGACTCTGCGGTGAGGTAGCCCGACAGGTCCTGAGCCTCGGGGATGGCCGCCCGGACTGCGGTCACCTCTTCTTTGGTGGCGTAGGTGGTCGACGCCTCAGCCTTCGGCAGGAGATCTGTGAGGGCGGAGGCGTCCGCCTTGCCCTGCACGGAGGTCTCCAAAGATGAGACCTTCGACGACAGGCCGGCGACGGGAGCGGTGGCCGAGGTCAGGGCCTCCTTGGTCGCGTAGGTAGAGGAGACCGACTCAGCGGTGGCGTAGCCGGTCAGGTCGGCCTTGGCGGCGTAGGTGTCCGCCGCCTCGCTCTTGGGCAGCGCAGCGTCGGCCTTGGCGGAGACCGGGGCCAGGGCGGAGGCCTTGGCGTAGCCGGAGAGCTCGGCCTTGGTCGCGTAGTCGGCCAGCTGGGCTGACTTGACGTAGCCAGACAGGTCCGGGATCTTCCCGTCCCCGGTCAGCTGGGCCTGAGTCAGCTCCTCCTTGGTGGCGTAGGTCGCGGCGGCGACGTCCTTCGGAAGGGCGGCGTCGGCGGTCTCCTTGACTGAGGTCACCTCGCCGGCGAGCGAGGCCGGGGCGAAGGTAGAGGTTGCCTGGGCCTTGTAGGCGTCGAGGTCCTTCTTGGTGGAGTAGGTATCCGCGGCGGCGGTCGCGGTCAGGTAGCCGCTCAGAGACTCCTTGGTGGCGTAGGTGCTGAGATCAGGCGCGGAGGAGGCCACCTCAGCCTTCGTGGCGTAGGTGGTCTGGGCGTCAGCCGCGGTGAGGTAGGGGGCGAGGGCGCTCATAGGAGCCGCGGCGTCGGCGGTGGCCTTGACCTGATCGATGCGCTGACCGAGGGCGGTGTCGGCGGAGGTCATCTCAGCCTTCGTGGCCAGGTGAGACAGGTCCGGGGCCTCGCCCTTTCCGCCGAGCTGGGCGTTGGCCAAGTCGGTCTGGGTGGCGTAGACTCCGGCGGCCTCCGTCTTGGGCAGGTAGTCGCCGAGGGACGCCTTGGTGGCATAGGTCTCAGCCACCGTTGCCGAGGTCGGGTAGGCGGACAGGTCCTCGCGGGTCACGGCGGCATCGGCCTTGCTCGCGGCTGCGGTGACGGTCGAGGTCAGGGAGTCGATGCGAGTCCCAAGCGCCGAGTCGGCCGACTGCATCTCGACCTTGGTGGCGTAGGCCGACAGGTCGGGAGCCTGCGCACCTCCGCCGAGCTGAGCCTGGGCGAGGGCCTCCTTCGTCGCGTAGGTGGCCTCCGCCGTGGCGGCCGGGAGGGCGGCCTCCGCCGTGGCCTTGACGGCGTCGATACGGGCACCAAGGGCGGCGTCGCCCTGAGTGCTCTCCGTCTTGGAGGCCAGGCCGGAGGCCTCGCTCCGAGTCAGGAAGCGCTGGTCTGCGCCTTCTCTGCTGTACCAAGTGAGATCGGCCACTTCCTCTACCTCCAGGTGAGAACTCCATTGCCAAGGTCTATGATTTCAGACCGATTGATAGCCTCAATGGTACCCGGCTGCCCGGCGACGCGGACACCGCGCTCCGACGGCGCTGGGGACGGCGGGGCCGGGGGCTGGGCGGGTCCGGGGCTGGGCGGCTGGGGTGGGGTAGGTACGGTCGCGGCCGTGAGAAGGTCGGCGATGTTGAGCGTCTCGCCGTCGGCCAGAGTCCGGATCGTGCGGATGTGGGCGCCCAGGTCCCCTGGGATATTGAGATCTATCTCATAGTTTCCGGAGGCGACGGAGGCCGTCTGGCCTGTCTGACCTACCAGATACCCGTCAGGGTCGATGCGGAAGGACGCCCTCCCGGCGACGATGTCCCGGGCCGGTAGCGGAGCCCCGAGGCTGGCCGGGGTGAAGGTGATTCGGCCCATACGGCCCAGGCCATCCGGCCCTACGACGCGCCCGGTGATCGTGGCTGTGGTGGAGGTCATTGGGGCTCCTGACGTAACGGATTGGCATCACCCTTAACCCTATCAATCCGATCGTGCAATGACTGGACCTCTGTGTACAGGTGGGACCTATCAGTCCGCGCGTCATTGCGGACGCCCTCGATCTGCGTCTCCATGCGGGACATGCGGGCCTCGAACTGTCGGTCCGACTCGCGGAGGTCGTCCACGGAGACGACCAGCCGGGTCAGACGGTCGAGGACCTGACTGAACTTGGAGTCCAGGTCGTCTCGAAGGTTCGAGTCGTGGTTGTTGTGGACGCCCTCGGAGGCCGACTCCGCCGCATCGGCAGCCCTCACAACATGGGCGTTCATTCTCGCCATCCTCTCCTCCAGCCGTGACTGCTGCCTCTTGATCGTCATCCTGAGCCAGGTGATGAGGGCTGCCAGCAAAGCAGTCCCCGCCGTGATGACCTCCGGCGAGGCGAGCACGGTGAGGATCGGCGACGAGGACTGCTCCACTGGGATCATGGGGCTACCTCAGCCGGCCAGTCCGGAGACGTGGCGAGGGGTGTAGAGGTCAGCAGTAGCGGTCTCGGCGGTCGGGACAGCGCGGTCGGTCTCCTCCGGCAGGGAGAACGACTTCAGGACCGAGGCCAGGGCCGCGGCACCGGCGATGCCGAGAGCGCCCTTCCAGTCCAGGTCGAACAGCGAGGACCCGACGGCGAAGGCGCCGACGAGGGACTGCGCGAAGGTGGAGATGCCTCGCTCGGTGAGACCCTCCCAGAACGTCGCGGATGCGTACTTCACATGTGCTCCTTCCATAGGTAAGGGCGGGGACCCGTCTGAGTCCCCGCCCTTAGTGTATCCCTATGAGTCCGTGAGGTACCTATAGGTCACACGGATGTCACGACCTCACCACAGCCGGAAGCTGTTGGTCTTGGAGGCGTTCAGCGCCAGCTGGAGCGCCTTGACCGTGGCCTCGCCGAAGTCCCCGTCGACCCAGTCCCCGAAGTCCCAGCCAGCGGGCACGCCCGGCTTGTTCCAGGCGAGTACGAGGTACTGGAACACCTTCACCATGGGAGCGTCCCAGCCGCGATCCTCGGGCAGGCGGTCCATGCCGGTCAGCTGACGGGTCGTAGCCGGCGGGACGGCCTTGTTCAGGAAGCGGCGCAGGTTGGCGACGGCGTAGACCTCCGCGTACCCGACGGCGCCCATGACGGCCTTCAGGCGACCGATCGTGGCGGCCCCGTAGTCGCCGTCCACGACGAGCTGAGCCTCACCTGAGGGGGTCGAGGCGGTTGCGGCGGCAGGAGCCCCTCCCCCGATCATCCGGTCCAGGGCGGCACGGTCGCGGCAGCGGTTCAGGTCGAGGGTGCCCGAGTAGCCCGGCAGTCGTCCGTCCTCGGTGTACTGGTGGATGAGCGGCTGCCCCCAGTAGGAGACGTTCGGCACCGCGGGGTCCGAGTAGGAGGATCCGTAGTCCGAGTAGTCCGGGCCACCGGCGTACCAGAGCGGGTACTCGCGGGCCACGGCCGACCAGTCGTAGCCGTTGACGGCGGACCCGTTCATGTAGATGCCCGGCGTGGAACCAGTCAGGGACCGGACGGTGTCGAGGAACTGCTTCGCCCAGCCGGGCCCCTGCGCGACGGCGTTCGCCTCCCAGTCGAGCCACAGGGTGGCCCGGCTGCGGAGAGCGCCGACGGCGGACACGAAGTAGCGGGCCTGGGCGGCCGCGTCGCCCGGACGGGCGAAGTGGTAGAAGCCCAGACGCTTGGACGCCCCGAGGGTCGCGTTGGCCTGGGAGACCATGTACGGGTTCACGTAGTCGTCGTCCTCGGTGGCCTTGACGATGACGAAATCCGCCCAGATCGCGCCGACGTTCAGGCCGGCCTGGTGAGAGGAGATGTCGATCCCGTGGGCGTGCTGAGGTGCCGACGGAGAGGGCGCCGGGCGTGCGGGGGCGGCTGCCGGCTTGATCTGCCCGCTCTGCTTCGGGGCGAACGATGGCCACTGCGACAGGAACTTCTGGTCGCTGAACCGGTGGCAGGACGTCCACGCCCCGTTGCGGGTGTGCGGGTGGGTGGAGTAGCGGACGGTACGGGTCTCCTGGCCCGTAGTGTCGCCGGCGTAGCCGTCGATCGAGCCGTCCTCAGCGATCCACGCCTCCGAGACGAGGGGGTCCCCGCCGTCCTCGACGGCGATCACGACGTGGCCGACGCCGCCCTCGTTCGCGGCAGAGAGGATCACGTCACCGACGCGGAAGCCTCCAGCCGGCGTGAGGTCGGAGTCGTTCCACGGGACCTCGTTGA